TTAAGCCTTTAATATAACATCAATATCTATAGGCGGGTTACTCCAACCATTACCAATGTTTTTTTTGCTTTTTTGTCGCGCTGCTCGTTCTTTGCTGTATTCTATACGTTCAATACAAGCCTTTAATAATTTGTTTTTCATATCTGCTGACTTTTTCTCGTCATGCAACGTTTCGAGCGCATCTTTAAAAAGATATAATTTTTTCTCGTAGTCAACAGGAGAGGGCATTGACTTTTTAGCCTCACATAAAGCAATATTTACTTTCTCCTTATCTTGTAATACTTCTACATTTAGTTTATCAAATATAACCTTTGGCATATTTTCCTCAGCGTACTTGTCCCACAAACTTATCTCTTTAGCCTCAAGGCTCTCAAGCTTCTTTTCTAAATCCTTTATTAAGTTAGCGTGTAACTTTTGTGCATCTTTGTTATTTCCTGATATTCTTACTTCAAAATCTGCGATACATTCTTTAAGTACGCTTGTGACTTCTTCCAAAAATTCATCATATAAACAAGAACCAGTATTACATTTTGTTTGTTTAGGACATAACACTCGCGGAGCTGCAGTTTCACGTCCCTTATTTGTATATGTGCGCATAACCATAGACGAGCCACACTCACGGCAATATATAAGTCCCGCGAATGGGTTTCGTAATGTTTTATTAGACGGCGGCTTTGGATTTTTCCCATGTTTTTCAATGGCAGCGTTAAAAGTAGCCTCGTCTATAATAGCGGGGTGCTTACCTTCAAATATTAAATACTCGTCAATCTTAGACTTCGGGCGTGTTTTTATAACTTCGCCATCTTCAACTATATTTACAACTTTTCTCCAGTTCCATTTTACTTTCCCTATATAGTGAATATTACAAAGCAAATCCTTTAAAGCAGGGGGCGACCAATATTTTCCCTTTTGTGGTTTGATTCCTAACCCGTCAAGAGTATTCGCTATTTTGGTGCAGCCCATATTTTTATTTACATACATATCAAATATCATACGAACGACATTCGCTTCTTCCTCGTTAATTTTGAGCGTAGGGCATTTTCTTTTACCTTCTATAACAATATCCTTGTCGTAACCATACGGAGCAATAGAGCCTATAAAATTGCCCTGCTGAACGGATAACAAACGGCCTCTATTCATTATCTTTTTTTGATACTCTAAAAACTCATTACCGCGCTTTAATTCGCGTTCAAAAAAATCTCTGTCGTAATCGTCACGTAAATCATATGTTTTTTGTGGTGTTATAACAAGAGTGTTTGTATAACGTAATAGCTTAATTAATCGCCCAGCATCTTCTAAATCACCACGCGAAAGCCTCTGCACTTCTACTACAAGTATAGCTTTTACGCGGGGACTTTCTATCTGTTTTAATAATTTTAGCATTTCAGGACGGTCATCTATCGTTTCACCGGACACAACCTCACGGAACTTATTTTCTTCTGCAATTTTTTCGCCTATATTTCTTTCGGCCCATTCGTCTAAAATAGCTTCATGTTTTTGCAAAACTTCCTCTACAGTTAACAACGCATCATCTGAACGTGATTTTCTTAGATATTCAAGTATTTCATCTTTTGTTAAGCCTTTGTGTGCTTCGTACATTTTATTTTCCCCTTAATCGTTTTTTTATACGATACATAAAATTTAATACCTTAACCATCCATGCTCAGGATGCAGTATTTCCATTATAAATAAAACTACAAAAATTGCTGCTAAACCGGCAATGATCCAACCCTTTATTAAATTGGCTCTTTTTAAGTCTTTTATCTGTTCCTTATACGACTCATTTATTTCCCTTTTATCAGCAAGACGTCTTTCAAAATTCTCTTTTAAGTCTTCGTGATGTTGCTCATAGTGAGACCTTATATTTGATATATGTTCTTCGTTTGTTTCCTTCATTGTAGTCAGTTGAAATTCATAAAGTTCTTTTAAAGAAGAAACACTTACTTCTTTTATTTCATTCTTGTTTTTACCCGGGTTAAGCATCTCATCCATAGAGCCACCCAAAGCATAAACAACAGGAGCAACTGTGTCCACTCTTGGGTCTTCGGTTTGTCCGTTACATAGTTTTTTTACTGTAGATACGGACCTATTACTTTTTTCTGCTACAGACTCATAAGTAAGTCCTGTTTTTAATCTCAAATGGCTTAAATATTCAGCCACTAATTCAGCTTTCATTTTTGACCTCCTAAAAAGTTGTATATTATGCGGATTATACCAAACTTGGTACTTAAAAAGTATCAAATTATACACCCTAAATTATCTCGTTTCGACCAAATTATCTACTATATAGACCAAATTTGCATCTTTATTTTTTAAAAAAAATCAATTATTATGAATTTGTAAAAAATACCATTGTTCAGACAATTCGTATTTAATATAATTGTCGTAACACCAGAACATATGTTCTAAAGAAAGGAATGTTGAACCATGACAGCAAAAGAAGAACTAAAGCAACTAATACTATCGCTCAATATGGAAGAATTGGAAAAAGCCTGTTCTATCTTCCAAGACCACTTTTTAATGAAGCAAGAAGCACAGCTGCCTCACTCTCCGAAAGTCCGTCAACTAAATCAATTAAAGCCCGCTTAACTTCTGACAGCTCGTTTTGTTCGGGCTGTTTTTGTTTGTCGTCAACTAAGTCAAACAATACAACAGGCGACACTTCTAATATATCCGCCATCTGTTGCATACGAGGACGGGGCATATTTTCAATTTCGCCTTGTTCGTATTTACTTATAGTAGTATGGGAACATTTTAAAAGCTTTGCAAGCTGTTTTTGGGTTAAACCTTTAGCTTTACGCGCCTCTTTTATGCTGTTCCCTACTTTGTTTGTAGTCATTTTATCACCTCCGCAAATTCTATTATAAAGGAAACTTTTTAAAAAAGCAAGAAAAATTTTATTTTCACGGGAAAAAGTTATTGACAAAAAGAAAAAGTTATTGTAGAATAATATTAAATAATTCCCGTGGTAGTGGAATTTAGAAAGGAGCGAAAATTATGAATGCAGTAGAATTGAAAAAAGTTATGCTTGATAACGGAGATAATAACCGTTCTCTTGCAGAGTTTCTAAACATGAAACAATCAACATTTTCAAGCAAGTTGCACGAAAACGGTGCGGCGTTTCGAAAGAGCGAAATTCAACAGATTGTAAACAGATACAATTTAAACGCCGAACAAATTAAAACCATTTTTTTTAACCAATAATTCCCGTGACAGTGGAATTAAAAAGTAAGAAACAAGACAACCAGAGCAAACATAATCTAATTAATAAAGAAAGGAAGTGTTTATATGAAAGTTCCGGACACATACCATGAGCCAATAATTTTTGAACATCCCAAAGCAACGGTGCGCGTATTCCGTCCTGTGCTTTCAGAAGAAGAAAGAAAACGCAGAATGAAGATAATTCACGATGCGGCTGCAGATTTATTAAAATCACCCGATATTAAATAATTTTTTTAAGTTAGTATGCTCAGTGTTTAACAGAAGAAAGAGATGTGAGAAAAAATGCCTTGTAGAGACTTACAACACCCTGACATTACAAAAATGATGCGCGATGGTACTTTATCTGATGATCCCCCACTTCCGGAAATACGTTGTCCGTTGTGTGATAAAGAATGTGAAACATTATACAAAGGTGGCGGCGAGGTAATCGGTTGCGAAAACTGTATAGAGCGTGTGGATGCTTACGATGAAATCATGAAATGGGAAGGTTCCATATAAATAAGAAGAAGGAGTGAGTGGATGAAAATTTTATTAACTGCGTTGCTGATCGCATGTGCCGTTGTATTTTGTACAAGTTTCATTTATAAAGAAGAAACACCAGTGCAAACACAAGAATATACAGTGCAACCCGGAGACACGCTTTACAGCATAGCTGAAGAATACGGCATAAAAAACTGGCGTAAATGGTCTTACGAAGTATGCAAAAACAACAACCTTAAACAAGGTGGTATGATTCATCCGGGACAGATTATTACTATTGAAGTTACAGAGTGAAAGGAAGTTGAAAGTTATGGGAAATAGACACAGTGCTGCAGAACTGAAGCAGATGCAGAGCCTCCCTTTAGAAGCGAAAATCAGGATGTCGGAAGAACGTATCAAAGTATGGTATGAATCTTGGGTAAAATTCGAGATTTACAATGGAACAACAGGCAAAAATCGTTTTACCACTATTGACACAAGGGGATTTGAGGTAGAACCACTGCTGAAAGAAAACGAATGGATCAAATCGGCTGTCGATGGTCAAGTTTATGTTTCTTTTTCAGGCGGAAAAGATTCAACGGTGTTGGCAGACTTGTGTGCCAAAGTATGTAAAAAATATGGTTGGACATTGTATTTGTTTTTTGCAAATACGGGGCTTGAATATCCCGAAATTCAAAAGTTTGTCAAGATATATGCCGAATGGTTAAGAAATACATACAAAATTGAAGTTGTGCTTGACATAGTGCGCCCTGAAATGCGTTTTGATGAAGTCATCAAAAAATATGGCTATCCAGCAATATCAAAAGATGTTTCCAATTGCGTTTACGGGGCAAAAAGAAACTCTAAAGTTAGGATGGAAAGACTGAATGGCACTTTAAAAAACAAAGATTGTCAATTGTCCATGTTCAACTGTGCAAAGTGGAAATTCTTGTTGGATGCACCTTTTGATGTATCAGATCAGTGTTGCGATGTTATGAAGAAAAAACCAGCTAAACAATACGGAAAACAGACCGGCAAAAAGCCAATTCTTGGAATGTTAGCATCTGAAAGTGTAAAAAGAAAAAATGCATGGATGAAAACAGGTTGCAATGCTTTTGATAAAAGGAACCCACAAAGTCAGCCAATGTCTTTTTGGACTGAACAAGATGTTCTTCGATACATCAAAGAATACAATATTCCTTTTTGCTCTGTATATGGCGAAATCATAGAAAAGGAAGGCGATTTAAAAACAACTTGTGAAAATAGAACAGGCTGCATCTTCTGCATGTTTGGTTGTCATTTAGAAAAAGAGCCAAACAGATTTCAGCGGTTAAAGGAAACACACCCGCGGCAATATGAATATTGTATCAACGGTGGTGAAATGGTTGACGGAAAGTGGCGACCGAACAAAGAAGGGCTTGGGCTTGGCAAGGTGCTTGATTATATAGGTGTTAAATATGAATGACAAAACATGCTTGCAGTGCGAGTGGCTCGAAAAGCATAAAGGACAATATATTTGCGGCTGTATTGCCGAATTATATTTGATTGCCGCTCGTGTCGAACCGAAAGAGAAATGTCGCTTTGATTTTGCGGCAAAAAAAATGAAACGAAAGGAAACAACGCATGAAACTAACAACTTCTAATTATTACAGTACCAAAGCCAACCGAGAATTTATGTCGGTATCGCAGTTCAAGGATTTCATGAAGTGCCCGGCAATGGCAATGGCAAAACTGAACGGGACTTATGAAGAAGATTTTTCAAAAGCGCTTCTCTTGGGAAGTTATTTTGATGAATCACTTACAGGAACGCCGGAGAGCCAGCAAAAATTTCTGATTGAAAATGAAAAAAAGATTTTCAAAAAAGGCGGTGGCAAGTATGCAGAGTTTGTCAAAGCCGATGAAACAGTGGAACTTGTTAAAGCACAACCGCTAATGATGCACTATCTGTCTGGAAAACACCAGGTTATCATGACCGGAGAAATCGAAGGCGTTCCGTTCAAAATAAAGATGGATAGTTTCGATCCTGACGAGTATATATGCGATTTAAAGTATATGGCAAGTTTACGTTCACCGAACCTATTCGAGCCGATGATTAAATATTGGGGTTATGACATCCAGGCTGCTTGTTACCAAGAAATTGTCCGTCAAAATACCGGTAAAAAGTTGCCGTTCATATTTAATGTAGCAACAAAAGAAACACCGGCACATTTAGAAGTTGGGGAAATATCTCAGTGGAATATAGACGAAGCACTTGAAAAAGTCCGTAACCACATTCGATATTTTCAAAGAGTTAAAAACGGCGAAGTTGAAGCCGTTAGGTGCGAAGATTATAACTGCGATTATTGCACCACCACTAAAATTATCAAAAAGCCGATTGATACCGATTTATTTGGTATGAGTGCGGCACAAATAAAAAGTATGAGAGGAGAATTATAATGGCTGTTATGTGTTTATACGGTCAGCCTGGTAGCGGTAAAACAGTAAACGCAACACGTTTACCCGGCAAATCACTGCTTATTAGTAGTGACAATTCAGCAATCGTGCTGAAAAATTTTGAGCGTCCTAATCTGGTGGTTAAGGAAGCACAAGGATTTAAGGATTTTGTGGATATTTTCGAGGAGGCGACAGCAAAAAAACAGTACGACAACATTATTGTTGACTGTCTTACTGATTTGATTGACGCATATATCGTTGAAATCCGCGAAAACGGCTTTTCTGGCGACATAAGACAATATTACCTTGCAGTGTATACAAAAGTCAAATTTCTTGTCCGCAAGGCTGCGTTTTGTGACACAAACGTTACATTCAACTGCTGGGAGGATGTTGAAACAGTTACATTGCAGACAGGAGAAGTCGTAAACAGAGTATCACCGATGCTCCCGGCAAAAATCAAACAACAAGTATGCGGATTATGTAACATCGTGGCTTATGTAACATCTGCTAATGATAAGCAGAATGTTAAACAGTGGTTTTATGTTACGGAAGGTGGCCCTACTGTTATGGCAAAGGATCAGTTATTTTTAAGAAAATCCTGTATGCCGGAAAATGCTTTTGTCGCACCGGAGGTTAAGAAATGAGCAGGGAAAGATTTACAGAATTATATTCAACATACATAAAAAGACCCGGAGCGGAAGAACTTTTTAACTGGATTGAAAACACAGATTTCTTGACTGCTCCAGCATCAACAAAATATCACGAACCATACGAAGGCGGTTTATGTGAGCATAGCGTTCACGTTTTCGATGAATTAGTTCGTTTACTGAAAGCATATCCAGAGATAAAGGTATCAGGTGAAACGGCAGCTATTGTATCACTTTTGCATGATATTTGCAAGGTAGGATGCTATAAGACGGAATTACGAAACAAAAAGAACGAGTTCGGTCAGTGGGTTCAGGTTCCGTTTTATACATTCCAAGAAGATACGTGTTTCGGTAGTCACGGGGCAAAAAGTGTTTTCATAATTCAAAAATTTATGAAACTTACCGACGAAGAAATAGCGGCTATAAACTGTCACATGGGAGTAGAAAACGGAAACTACGCTGTAAACGATGCCTTTAGGCAGTTTCCGCTTGCTTTCCTACTCCACACTGCTGATATGGCAAGCACTATACCAAAACTAAGTGAGGAGGCATAAACATTGAAAGAATTGTTTGAAAAACTTGCCGATATGTGTTCAATATTTCACAGTCGGTTAAGATTAGACGGCTTTTCGAGGAGAGAGGCACTTAAATTAACACAAACATTTATTAAAGCAACATTATCTAAGGAGGAAAACAAAAATGGCTAATTGGAATTTTGACGCAACACAGTATAAGGAGCAGGATTTTCAGATTATTCCTGCCGGAGATCACAGAGTAAGAATTGAGGACGTAATCGAAAGAAAATTTAACTCAGGTAACGAAGGTTACGAAATTACATTATCAGTAAACGGGTACAATTCAAAATTATGGTTCTACATAGTTCTGGACGCAAGCAACGTAGAACGTACAAACCAGCGTCTCGGTGAATTTTTCAACAGTTTCGGTATTACAAATACCGCTATGGGAACTGGTAAACAGTGGATAGGTTCAGTCGGCGCAGTTCGTGTAAAACATGAGGAATATAACAATTCAACAACAGCAAAGGTAGCATACTGCATTAACAAAAGTCGCCAAGATAAGTTACCAGCTTGGAAAACGCCTATCAATGGAACGGCACCTGTTTCTTCTAACGAATTTACGCCGATTGACACGCCTAGCGACTTGCCTTTTGAAGTGTAATGGGAACTCTTATAGATTTATCCGGGCGAAAGTTCGGTCGATTAACTGTTGTAAGACGTGGCAAAACAATTAAACGTAATAACGGAGGAACAATTCCGTATTGGGTGTGTATTTGCGATTGTGGAAAACAAGTCGAAATCGTTGGTGGAGATTTGAAATCTGGCAGAACGCAGAGTTGTGGTTGTTATCAACGGGAAGCTGCGCGAAAGCGTCACACTAAGCATAATATGTGTGGTACAAGGCTGCACGGGATATGGTTAGATATGAAAAGACGATGCCAAAACAATAAACGTCAGTGCTATGGTCGTTATGGCGGCAGAGGGATAACAATATGCGACGAGTGGAACGAATTTATTCCTTTTAAAAATTGGGCTTTATTAAACGGATATGCAGATAATCTAACCATTGATCGCATTGACAACGATGGGGATTACGAGCCAGATAATTGCCGTTGGGTAACGATGGAAATACAAGCCAATAACAATTCTAAAAACAGAATTTTGGAATATGAAGGAGAAACACACACGATGGCTGAATGGGCTAAAATCCTGAACATATCATATTCAACAATCCGATGTCGGGTAAAACGAAATTGGCCTATGGAACGCATCGTAAGCACACCACAAAGGAGGCGTATTGATGGCCATTACATTACGTGATTATCAAGATGACCTTTTTCGCAAAACTTATAACGCTTTTAAGGAGGGTAATCGCAGGGTGCTCGTAGTAGCGCCCTGCGGATAACCGGAGCCGGGAAGTCTTATGTGTTTGCTGAAATGGCTCGTAGAACAAAAGGCGAAACATTGATTTTGGTTCACAGAAACGAGTTAAAGCAGCAACACATTGAACTGTTATCATCGTTGAATATTAACGCAAGAGTTGAAACCTACCAAACGGAATATAGACGTTTAGGACAACACCAAAAGCCGCAATTACTTGTCGTAGATGAAGCGCATTTAAGCAAAAGTAACACTTGGAGCAAGGTTATCGAATACTACGACACACACACTGTTGGAATGAGCGCTACTCCCGTAAGATTAGATTCTCGCCCTTTGGGTGACATATATAACGCTCTTGTTACAGGTGTTGATGTGAAATGGTTGATAGAACATAACAGACTGGCCCCGTATGAGTATTACGCACCAACGACGGTAGATACTTCCGGTTTACGTGTTGTATGTGGTGATTATGTAACATCCGACTTAGAGCAGTTAATGAACGAAAGGGCTATTTACGGGAATGTTGTTGATAGTTATAAGCGTTTCGCTCTCGGTGAGAAAAGCATTTGTTATTGTGTATCTGTTGAACACGCAAAAAAAACAGCAGAAAAATTTAACGAGGCTGGAATTAGCGCCGAAGTCTTATCTGCTAAAACACCGTCAGCACAACGACAACGTATTATGGAAAGTTTCAGGAACGGGAGCCTCACAGTGTTATGCAACTGTACACTGTTGTCCGAAGGAATTTCAATAGACGAAATTTCTTGTACTATGCTCCTCCGTCCTACTGAATCTGTTGCATTAGGAATACAACAGATGATGCGCTGTATGAGGTATCTGCCGGGCAAGACAGCGAAGATAATAGATTTTGTCGCAAATTATACCCGTGTGGGTTTACCGGACGACGACAGAGAGTGGTCGTTGGGAGAGCCTTTGAAACGTAAAAAACAGTTAAACGAAAACGGGGATTTTTATATAAGAACGTGCAGCAGTTGTTATATGACGTTCAAAACTGCTCCTGTTTGTCCGTTTTGCGGTGCCGAGTACCCACTACACCCCAGAGAGATAAAAGCCCGCGAGGAAATAGAATTACAACGTATTACGGCAGAAGAAACAGCAAAAATTGAAGCAAAAAAGAAAAAAGCGCGAATGGAAGTAGGAAAATGTAAAACGCTTGACGATTTATGGGCGATAGCAAGAGAACGTGGCTATGCTCCCGGTTGGGTGTGGAAAATGGCAAAAGTAAAACATATAACGAGGTGATCTGCTATAAATGCCGAAACGGAACTTCAAAATCGTATAATCGTCGCCCTTTGCCAAAACGGTTGTGTGGCTCGAAACCATACTGTCGGCCAGTTCTATACGAAGTATGGAACGCTGGTAAACATAGGGCATAACGGCGAAGCGGATATTTTTGGTCACAGAATATCAGATGGTAAGGCAATATACATAGAAGTGAAAATGCCCGGTGAAGAACCGAGAGACGATCAACAGAAATTCTTAGATGCTATGAAACGTGCCGGTGCCATTACCGGTTGCGCTCATAGCATTGAAGAAGCTTTAGACATAGTGAAGGTGGTGTGATATGGACAATTTTATTAATTCGCTTTTCTACCGAAAATCAAGCGTACCATGTTTAGGTTGTTCAGACAGAACCGAAAGCTGTCATTGCACTTGTAAGCATTATGCTGATTGGGTGAAAAAAAGCAAGGACACAACAAATAAAATTCACAAAGAAAAGACGATGCAGAATTTAATAGAACAGGCAAAAACGCAAAGAGCCATCAAGAAAAAGTTGGGAGGAAAATTATATGAAAGATAACGAGATTATAAAGGCTTTGAAGTGTTGCCGAGATTGTAAATGTAAAGAGTGTCCTTGTTATAACAAAGAAATAGACGGTTGCAAGGAAATTGATGAACAAGATATTCTTGACCTCATCAATCGCAAACAAGCAGAGATTGAGAGGTTGAAAGATTTTTGCGACATATATTCAACCGAAGGCGAGAGAGCAATAAAAGAGTTTGCTGAGAGGTTGAAACCTATATTATTCGGTTATTATGATAGCGACATTGACAACCTTGTAAAAGAAATGACGGAGCAGAAGGAGTGAGGATATGAAAATAAAAGAAACTATTGATTTAATGTGTCCGAGCGGATTTTATTGTAAAAAGAATACAAGACATAAATGTCCGAGATTAAACATTCAAAGTGATAGACCGTATTGTGAGGTGTTTTATCCATTCTTGGAAACGGACAGTAAAGGAAATGTTTTAAAAGACGAAAGATGTCTATTGGCTGAAAGAAAAGCAAGACTTAAAGAATAGTCAATAAAATCGCAATTCAAACGATAAAAGAACGATTTTAAAGAAAGGAAGATGAAAGTAATGGATAGATACGAAGCGGTTGACAAATTCCGTGATGCACTTATGGATAAGTTTCTTTGTTTATGCAATTACAATGATTTCAACAAATTAAACCTTGAAAAGATTGCGGACACCGTAAATGACATATATGACAAATGCATTGATGATATGAGAAAGGAAGATGAGGGGAAATGAAAGACGGAGTTTATTTTGAGGTGTTTGCCGTAAAAAATGGCGTAAGATATAATGTTAAAATTATTGATGCAAAAGAGGTAAGCGGAATAATGGCTAATTCTGTTATGGACGGACTTGGGAAAGTTATCGGATTTGAAGATGCCGACCGCCCAACCGAGAAAGGCGGTGAATCAGATGCGTGATAGATTGATTGAGTTGTTGAATAAAAAATATGACCATTTTTGCGACCAATGCGGAGTAAATAAAGATAGCCATTATACAGATAGCCTTGCCGACTATCTTCTTGCAAATGGTGTGATTGTACCGCCTGTTGTGGCAGGAGACAAAGTTTATAGAATTGTTGATATGTCTAAAACTGCTTGTAGATGTTTTGTAACAGAAGAAACAGTTGAAAAATATACAGTTGTCTATAAAAACATATTGGGTAATTATAACCTTATTCCATTTGATGATTTCGGCAAAACAGTATTTCTCACCAAAGAGGAAGCGGAAGCTGCATTGAGAAAAGAAGGTGAAAAGAATGATAAGTAAAGGCGATAAAGTGAGAATTGTAGGAAGTGCAGAAGAAGAAAAATACAAGGATTGTATTTTTGAAGTATTGTCAGAGCCGTACAATATTTGTGGTTCAATGGTTGTCAAAATGAAATGTCACGAAACAGGAAAGTATTTTGGTGGTGGTTATGCCGTTGAGTTTTTGAGAAAGGAAGGTGAGGAGTGATGGCACACTTGATTGCATATGGACAACTATCAACCATCAATAGTGCTATTTCAGGTACTTTGGTAAAAGCACAATGTGATCTGTGTGGCAAAAAATATGGAAGCCTTGAAGAAGCGAAAAATTGTGAAGCACGACATATAGAAAGTGCGATAACCAAGATTGTGAGGGATTTAAACAATGGCAAGGTATATTGATGCTGATAGACTGATAAATGAATTCACAGGCAATGGTGGTGTTTTTACATATGGACCAGCGACAGTGGCTGCTATTGTTTCAAGAATAAACTTACAACCCACGGCAGATGTTGAGGAAGTGGTTAGATGCGAAAAGTGCGATTATAAAGACGATTGTGCAAGGCAAATGGTACACACCACACGAGATTATGTGCTGGAACAAAATATATCAACCTATAACAAAGTTGACTTTTGCAGTTACGGAGAAAGGAGAGATAAAGAATGAGACACCTTGAAGAAAATAAAAAAATTTACGAAATGTTACAAAATGGCGCTACATATCAGGAAATCGGGGATAGTTTTGGCATAAGCAAACAAGCTGTACATAATCGAATTACATTTTACAAGCGCAAACTCGAAGGTATAAGAGGGCATGGCTTTAACATTGAGAGCATTGTGTATAAGGGCATATATGATTATTTCAAAGAACATTTAAACGAAAGTCTTCACTCATTATGTAGAAAAGTGTATCAGAGGCCGAATAATAGTTCAATTGTAAAGCTCAGAGAATTTCTAAAAGGCAAACACGATTCGATATTCAAAATAGAGCAGATAAAACGCTTATGCGAAGTTATAGGGAAACCATTCGAGGAAGTGTTTGAAAGGAGAGATACATAATGGCTGAATTGTTAAAAAGGTGGTTTAATTTATTGTGTAAAAACCACGACTTAAATTATATAGACAGACAATGTGATAAATATTTCAAAATCAACTCAAAACTTGAGGTACAACGACAGTTTATAAATTACCTCATGGACCGCTATGAAAAACACTATGGAGAGAGTTTACGCAAACCGAAGAAAGAGGTGATACATAATGGCTAAAAAGAAAAACCCCGTTGTGCATCTGAATCAGTCGAAGGTTAACAAAATCAAAGAAGATGCTACAAATGATGGCTTAAAATACGCTATTATACTCTTCTTCACCGTTATGCGTGATAAGGAAGGGTACGGATTAAAAAGATTAAAACGATTATACGACAGAGTTACAGACCTTGCCGATTCCATCAACAAAGGTTATGTCAAATGGCAAGATTTAGAGAAAGTATTAGCTGACGAGGCAGATATTAAATTACATTTTTAAGGAGAGAAAAATATATGAAAACATTTAATGAGTGGGCGAAGGAAATTCACAAAAACGCAGTAGAACATGGCTGGTGGGACGAGCCAAGGAGCTTTGCGGAAGTCGTTGCACTGTGTCACAGTGAACTATCAGAGGCTTTGGAGGAAGATAGACAAGCTAAACCTATCTTTTATGTAGAAAACAGTAAGCCGGAAGGTATTGCTACAGAAATGATAGACTGCTTGATTCGTATTCTTGACTGGTGCGCTTATGCTGGTGTTGATGTCGATGAAATTTTAAGCGTTAAACACGAATTTAATAAATCCAGACCGTATAAACACGGGAAAAATTATTAAAACGGAGGTAAAAACGAATGATTTATCAACCAAAGACAGACTGTTTCGGCTATAAAATGAGAGATTGTACTGTGCTGGATGATTTATATTGCGTAAAAGACGGAAAATGCTCTTTCTATAAAACAAAAGAACAGTACAAAAGCGATCGTTTGAAATATGAGGGTCTTGCATACGAGAGAGGTGAGAAAAAATGACGTGTCCTGTATGTGGTGGAAATTCTAAGGTTTGTGATTCAATCTCTGACTGTGAGGCCGTTTACAGAAAACGCAGGTGTTTAGAATGTAATCACGTATGGTTTACGGACGAATACGAATCCCACGGCAGAGATTATAAGAAATACGCGAGCGACAGACGACAAAAATACAGATGCAAGCGAGGTTTATTACATGGTAGATATACAGAAAATTAAATCAAGTATTTCCTGCGTGGAATATGCTCAGCGCATCGGTTTACCAATACATAAATCTGGCGACCGGTGTGTGTCACCACTCAGAGCGGGTGCAACAAACAAAACATCTTTCGTGGTTATGGACGATTTTTTCTACGATTACGGTTCAGGCATCGGCGGTGACGTTATCGAGTTCTGTTCATATTATGCACACAACGGAAATCGCGGTGATGCAATCCGAGAACTCGCGAATTTAACAGGCGTAGCAGACGTTCATCCCGATGGCTGGGTGGAATATACACATAACATGAACGCAAAAACAGCACACTATCACGCTGCACTTACGGACGACGACCGCTCATATCTGCAACAACGCGGACTTACTGGAGCGGACATTGACCGTCTCATGATAGGCCGTGTAACCGATGGCGACTTACGGGGCAGACTATTCCTACCCTACTTTTCATCAAGCGGCGACCCGTATGTTTGCTACTATGCAACACGCGCTATGCCCGGTGGCAGCTACCCTGATTCAAAATATCGTAAACAAAAAATCGACGACCACTGTCAGCACATTCCGTGGGGTATGCAGACACTTAACCGCGAGGGCGACACACTTATTATAGCAGAAGGATATTTCGATGCCGTTTCCTTCGAGTGTCAAAATTATCCGGTTATATCCGCTATAACAGGCAGATTTTCAAAGGGCCAGCTATCAACCGTGATTTCTATATGTAAGCGATACGAAAAAATCCTTATAGTTTACGACAACGATGCAAAATCACACGCTGGCGATAAATTCTCTATGGATATGGCGCAACTCCTGTTTAAAAATAAAATTCCATTCGTAGTCGGCAAGGTTCCCGGACAATACAAGGACGTTTCAGAATATTATGCCGACGGTGGTAAGTTATCAACAATCATCGAAAACGCAAAACCGGGGATGCCGTTCTTAGCCAGTCAGTGCAAAACGCTCGACGAACTCAGAAAATTCATATTCTCTGTGAATCGTTTCACAAGCGAAACAACTCTGGCAAGCATTATCGAGGCTTGCGCCGATAACTTCACTCAGCGAGAACTTAACGCTTTGCAGAAGGAAGCAACACAAGCTCCGACGGAATCCATGATAGCAGACGAAATAATAAAAACACACAACGTTATTTTTATAGAACAAGTCGGTTTTTACGAGTGGGACGGTAAGCGATGGCGTAAAATATCCGATGCCATTATTAAAAACTATGCCGACACTTTATACGGCAAGCGCTTCTCCACTGCTCAACGTATCGGTGCTGTGTGCAATCTGCTTAAAGGCCGTACACTTCGCAAGGTCGAGTTCGACAGAAAACCAGTAATCACATTCCAGAACGGAACTCTCGACATCGAAACCGGGAACTTTCGTGATTTCTCAGAAACCGACTACTGCTCTATCTGTATGAACTATAATTACGATCCGGACGCGCGCTGTCCCGTGTGGGAGGACTTTATACAAACAATCACGAATTACGAGCCTATTTCAGCAGAAAATCTACAGTTCATCGGTGGTTATGTTCTGTTTCCAGACTGTAAACACCAGAAGGTTTTCGTCCTCATGGGTGACGGTGGCAACGGAAAATCTGTTTATTTAGAAATTCTGCAAAAAATATACGGCGATGAAAACGTAACACACGTCGAACCTAACGGCCTAACACAAGAGTTCCAGCGCATACGCTTGAAAGATTCATGGCTTAACATCGGCGCAGATATAAACAGCGACTTCTCCCGTGGCGAAATACGTGAGTGGATTTTAAAAATCGCTGACGGAACAACTATCCAAGCGTGTTACAAGGGTATGACACATATCGACTTTAACCCGCGTTGTAAACTTATTTACGCTTGTAACCAGATGCCAACCGCTGATATTATCAACGGCCTTAACCGACGTTTCCAGTTTATAAATTTTCCATGTCGTTTCGTGGAAACTCCGGACCCGGACGACCCGTTGCAGCATGAACGGGACATAAATCTTATTCCCAAACTCATTGCAGAACTTCCGGGCATATTCAACTGGTGCTATGATGGTTATAAGACACTACAACTCGTAGGATATTTTACCGATACACCAGACCAGAACGACATGCTGAAACAGTTCGAGACTACTTCTAATCCAGTTTCGGTATTCTGTGAGGATTATAATTTCAGAGGAACTATGACGCGTGACGAAATTTATAACTGGTACAAAGACTGGTGCGAAAGAACGGGACATAAGCCTCTGGCGAGAGAGCGTTTCCTGCCGAAATTCAGAGAACAGATGCGGAAGGAAATTGCAAAAGAAACTCGCGTAAGAATGAACGGAGTGCCGACGAGAATTTTCGAGTTTAAGTGACAACGACTTGGGACAGCAACTTGGTACACCACTATAAAATAACGTTTTTTATGTAATACTTTTGTAATAATTTTGCTGTTTTTATAGCGAGTGTACCACGTTGTACCACGTTTGTACCAAGTTATTTTTTATTACTTGGTACAGCGTAAATCCGCTCTACTACTCTATTTTCTTTTATTTGTTCCAAGTGTAACAAGTAAAAATAATAAATAAATAGAGTAGGTAGCTAAAAACTAAATATGTATATATAGCTCCGAACGGCGTTTTTACTTGCAACACATAACACACTCAGAATTTTAAGGAGGTTCTTATGGCGACAAAAAATAATAAAGAAATATATACCATGTGCGACAGATGTAAGCGACTTTATCATTCTTATACTGTCGCCAACTGTAAACATGAAGCTGTTAATAAACATTACGGGCAGCATATCTGTCTGTATTGTTGCATGAGGTGTAAACATCATAAGAAAGTTGATTTCGGTGTGATGTGTACTCTTAATAAATAATATTTTAATGGAGGGATATATTATGGGTAACGAAATTAAACCTACCGGGCGTGGTGGTAAATATAATTTTCCTAATGCTCAACTTAAAAGAATTGAACAAGACGACGATAAACGTGCCTTTATTGGTAAGGCTTTGCATAATATCTTAGAGGTGAGCCGCGCTTTTGATGCTCCACCTAAAAACGACGAAGAACTCTGTGAACGTTTGGATTGGTTTTTTCATACGTGCCAAGAGACTAATCAACTTCCGACGGTTGAAAAAATGTGTTTGGCTTTAAGTATGCCGAGGACTACTGTTTTTGATATGGAGAGCGGAAGAACGCGTGGTTTCAGCTCTTTCACATCGGACATCATAAAAAAAGCGAAGAATTTAATCGCAAGTATGGACGCAGAACTTGCACAGGAAGGAAAAATTCAGCCAGTCGTTTATATGTTCAGAGCGAAGAATTATTACGGCATGAAGGACCAGCAAGACGTTGTTTTAACACCAAATCAGGCTGAAAACTTCCAAGACAGAGCGACTATTGAAGCTAAATATGCCGAACTTCCTTCACCTGACGAAAAAATTTAGCGACTTTTCGACTTTTACGCGCACGCGAGCGACTTTTTCACGCATCTGCCAGCGACTTTTGAAGCCAGACACGCGAGACTATAGCGACTTTTGGAACCTTTAGCGACTTTCAGAGCCAGACGCGCGCGGGAGGACACGGGCGAAATCAGTTTTCGAAAGTCGGCCCGAAAAAAATTTCAAAAAAATAGCGGCACCCGCTCCGGTCCCTGTCTGATGCAGGCCGGCGGGCGTCGCTTTTTATATTCTGGATTCATAGCGGGATATGTGCAGCGCATAACATAAGCGCTCTAAAATTGATTTTAAGCGATTTTAATAGTTTTATATAGTAAATGTACGCCGCTATGATTAAAACGGCTTAAAACAGCGTTTAAACACGTTTAAATGGTATATGCAATAATAGATATGTAGTTTAAACGCACAAAAACACGCCGTAAAACGTTTTTAATATCTGGATGCATAAAAACATATCTAAATATATAAAACAGTTTAAAACGCAAAAAAGCCCGCTATAATAGCAGGCAAAAAAAGAACCGGAGCACGCGGCCCCGGTTTATTATTATAATTCAGATATATAGAAATAATCACAATTATATTTTTGTGCCAGGTTATAGCAGCGCCCAAAATCCGGCTCGCGATCCGCTTCTATTGTTATTTCTTTAAAGATGTTTATTGCATCGCGTGAAATAGTTAATATATATTTTTTCATTGTTTACGCTCCTATACTTTTTAATATTTCTTTTTTTGTTAGTGGGCTTGCGTTTGTAAATTGTTTCAAAAATTCGTTAATATGCCTGTTTGTAGTTTGAGAAAACGCCCACGGATCACGACACAAAAATTTTATTGTTTTGTTTTGTTTGCTGTATTGTAAAATAATTGTGTCGTAGCTTTTTAATTTAATTGTTTTAGATGTTTCTATTATTTGTGCTTTACCGTAAAAAGATTTACGCGCATCATAACGCGGGAATAACTCATAAATATTTAACATTGTTTTTGCCTCCTAAAAAATCCCCGTTCGCCGGGGATTATTAATTTTTATGCTATTTTTTTAGTAATAGTTTGATATAAAATACCGTCGTTAATATAATAACTTTCGTCCATTCTTTCGTCCGCGTAAAATTCTATAAAATAACTTATCATATCAACGCGCGACGGGTCCAAACAGCTGCTAAAATAATCTGTTATACAGTCGGCGAAATATTGCGCTTTTTGATCCAGCCAAACAGAAAGATTATATAAATTGTTATAACTCATATCTATTGACCGGAAACGGTCCCGCGCATCTAAAACGCGTTTTATTTCGTCGCTCATGTCGTCCGGTAGTGTACAATAATTTTTTTGTAACTCTTCCAGGCCGTCAAGGAATTTCAGCGCATCCGAAACAATTATAATATTTCGGTTATATGCTCCGATGCTATAATCACGCAGGCCGGCGCGTATATGGTCCAGCTGTTCAGAAATAAAATTCATTTCGTTTTCTATCATGTCGTTATATACCATGTTTTGAAGTGTGTTATTATTCTCTATTAGTGCGCGTTTTCGTTATCTGTTAATTGATTAATATATTTCATTTTTAATTCCTCCGGTTACATGTATTTTTTAGTGATTGATATAATAATTGCAGCGGGTAAATAAAAAACAATTCCGAAAATAATTAAAAATATGCTCATGCCGTCGCGCCTCCTAACATTAAATTAATGTTGTCGGCCTGTTCCGGCGTTGCGTCAAGTTGTATATAATAACTTGATCCGCATCCAGAAACAGCGGTTAAAATAGCGCCGGCCGTTTTTATAATATCTATGATTTTATATTTTTCTGTTTCTGTGTGTGCTGTAATATTATAGTTATTCATTTTTAAATCCTCCTATAAAATAAATTCGATAAAGCCAGAAGCCAAAAACGGCAAAATTATAAATATAAATAATATATATAAGCCTTCTAAAAATGTTTTCATTTTTTGGTCCTCCTATTCTACTATTACGCCGTGCGCCGTTTCGCAGTAACCGTCAAAACCTAAATCACGCGCAAACGCTGCATAATCAAAATATCTTGTGAAAATATCCGGCGTGTCTTTAGTAAAATAACAATCATTTATAAGTTCTTCCGCTACTTCTTCCAGGTCCATGCCCTCATAGAATGTAAAGTATCCGCGTTGTTGTTTTTCCATTGCTTCCATAAAGTCATAACCAAATGCTTCTATAGCTGCTGCAATTTCTTTTTGTTCCCATTCCTGCAGGGCGTCCAACTCATTTAAAAAGTCGTTTAGTTCTTCTATGTTTTCCATTTCGTCAATAGCTCGTGGTTCAATATCAGAAGTCCATTCATAATCATTTATAAACCATTCCGGATCGCCTTCTTCTAATTCTTCCGCTAACATATTTAATATGTCAGTCAGTTTCTCCGGTTCCATTGGTAGTGTTACCCATTCGCCGCCGTCCGCGCCGTTCTCGTTGTAGTTTCCCCATGTGTTAATAAAAATGTTTAGCATTTTAAATTCCTTCTTTCATTTATTTATTTTATTTGTGTTGCGCTCTATGTTTATTATTATAAAGTATTTGTTTAGGGTTGTCAATATAAATAACAAACAATAGTGCACAAAAATAACCCAAAACAAACACGTTTTATTTATGCAATTTATATATAAATAGAGTATACCCAAAACAAACAATTTAAGCATTTGCTTGATCCGGTTTATAAAAGCCCGGCGGGGGATATATGCAGCCGAGACGCGCCGGGTGAGGCGTCTCGGTAGAAAAAAATAAAAAAAAGAAACTTTTGCAAATAAAAGTATTGACAAACGTTTTTATTTATGATACAATAAGTGCAACAAATCAGTTGGAGGTAACGAAATGGATGCAGGATATGTAAGAGTAAGTGCGAAAGATCAAAACGAAGAACGTCAGGTAGCAAAAATGAAAGAGCTTGGTATAGACGAGAGACGTATTTTTATTGAAAAAGCAAGCGGAAAAGATTTCGATAGACCAGTTTATAAGAGTATGAAAGAGGTTGGTTTACGCGAGGGTGACGTGTTATATATTGATAGCATAGACCGCTTAGGGCGTAACTACGAAGAAATAAAAGACGAGTGGGCCGATTTAACGAAAAAGTTAGGTGTAGATATAGTAGTTCTTGATATGCCTATATTAGACACAAGAAAAAGCAAGGATTTAACAGGCACTTTGATAAGTGATATTGTGTTGCAGTTGCTTGGATATGTAGCTGAGAATGAGCGTACAAAAATTAAGACACGTCAAGCTGAGGGTATTGCAAAAGCAAAAGAGCGCGGTGTTTATACAGGTCGCAAAAAAATGGAAATAGATAAAGAATTATTTGAAAAATTATACGGCGAAGTGAAACGCAAGGAGCGCACTGCTCGTTTTGCTATGAACGAATTAGGGGTGAAAGCAAATACTTGGTATAATCTATGCAAAGAATTTGAAACTCGTACAGGGAGGTTTGCATAATGAAATTTGTTGAAAACAAACGAAGCGCGGATTCGGCTGGCGTGTATCTTTCAGACTGGGAAATAAAAGGTATAACGAACGGAGACGTTACAACGTTATGCAGGGTGTTAGAAAGTTTTTCTGCTGTTTGTGGAGAGAAAACCAGAAAAAAAATGATAGCAGCTATAAACAAACGACCTTTACCGAAAGAAGCTGAAGGTGACGAATATAGGGGTGCTATAGATTACTCTGATACACCTTTGCGTGGTAGACATTATATATATTTATGGTTTGATTCCGACGGGGAAATTTTTTACATTGGAAAAGGGGAAGGCAACAGAGCAACAAATTTAAGTCAAAGAAGTAATCTGTTTAAAGAAAAAGCTGTAGGTGGGAAATGTATAATTCTTGCTTATAATATTGATGAAATATATGCGTTAGATTTAGAAAAAATCCTTATTTTAGAATCTGTTGTTTGCGGGAAACAAATTATAAATGTAAAAAGCGGCAGCGGTGTTGATGCCGTTCAATACTGTACGAAAGATAGACACGCTTTGCTTTGGTATTGGAATCATGTTGGTGTTGTTGATCGTTTTTCAAAGCTTATTGGCGAAAATATATTATACGATGCTACAAACAGTGAACTTTATGAAACCCTCGACGAACGTCATATTTGGTGGGAATATCACAAAGAAATAAGGACAAATGATAAAAAAGTGTTGTCCGAAATTTCTAAAGAAGAAGAACGTTTGAAAAAGCAAAGAGAATATAGAACTAAATATAGGCAAAAGAAGAAATTAGCATCCTCTCAACAATTAAAGGAGGCTATCTAAGTGAGTTTTTTAGTAATAATATTGGGAATAATTTATTTCCCGATAGCAGTTATATTAGCGTTGTTGAAGAAGTATAAGTAAAAAAGCCGCCGGGCTTAAACGGAGAAAGGTAAATAGATATGAAAAAGAGGACAAAGGTAATACTGGGAGTAATTATTGGGGTGTTGACTATATACAGTGTGATAGCGACGTTTGCTGTTCGAGAAATGACAAACAAAAATATTGTAGTCGCAAGAGCAACAGACAACAAGTCAGAATATTTTCAAATGAAGGCTTTTGCATATTCCATAGCAAGTGCCGTTGAAAAAGGTCAATATGACGAAGAACAAATAGATTATTTGATTAAACAGAGAGTAGAAAATTTTGACTACGACGAAACTGCTTTCCGCAAATGTGTTGATTTAATTTTAAAAACAGAATAAAGAGCTTATACATAGAGCGCCCGGAGCGCCATTCACAGAAATGTGGGTGGTGCTCTTTTTTTTATATATTTTTAGGAGGTATGGAAGTGAAAATAGTAAATGTGTTAGGTACAGATTATAAAATTTTTTTAAGGAGTATAAACGACGACGAAACATTTGAAGATTGCGACGGATATACTGATTGGACCACTAAAGAAATTGCTGTCAGAGTTGAGGAAGAAACAGAAAAAGGCAGTTTGAAAGATATGGACTGTTATGTAAAGAAGGTGTTAAGGCACGAAATTGTACACGCATTTCTGTTTGAAAGCGGATTGGCAGAGAGTTCTGGTGAAACAGAAGCATGGGCGAAAAACGAAGCAATGGTTGATTGGTTTGCACATCAAGGCGAGAAAATTTATAAGGCATGGGAAGAAGCGGAGGCGTTATGATGGAGATTGCAGTAATTGAGAAAATAAAGAATTTACCGCAGCAGACAGAGGAAAGTTTAACAGATGCGTTTGGTGTTTTAATGAGCATTGAGGACAGAAAATCTGTAGATGAATACGTTCGCTGGGTAAGAACTGAGGCTATGAAAATAAAAAGTGCTACGATGTATGACTTGATTAAGCGAACATATATGTATTCTGCTCAGTATAGTTTCGATGATTTCATGGTTGCTATGGAATGGAACCGAGAGCCGAAAGCGCGTTTTTGGCTACCTCGCCGTAAAGTTTTGGAAGGTAAGCATAAGATAGCGACACAGATTCAGGAGTTTATAGACGATCCGAATATGTTGTATTTAGGTTTTTCAATGCCTCCGGGAACTGGAAAAAGTACAATGATAAAATTTCTGTTATCGTATATAGCCGGAACTGAGCCTAAGAGTGCGAATATGTACGTAAGTTATTCAGATGGAATGATAAAAATGATGCTCGATAGTGTTAAGAGTATGCTGACTGATACCGCAGAATATTGTTTTCATGAAATATTCCCCGGACTTGGTATGCCGGACACGTCTGCTGAATATAAGACGATTTCGTATAGACGTGCTGGTGACTTCCCTACTCTCGGTCTGGTTTCGCTTGGTGGTTCTGTTACGGGCCGTACGCGTAGTAATAGATTTCTTGTGACAGACGACTTGGTTAAGAATAAAGAGGAAGCGCGTTCACCTGAACGTCTGGAAAAACTGTATGGAGATTATACAGCGACGCTTACTACTCGTATGATTGGTGATTCTGTGAAGCAGATACAGCTGGGTACGATATGGAGTGCTTATGATCCGATTAGCAGAATGAAAAGCGAGCATGAGAACGACCCACGTTATAAATTTATTGCTATTCCTGTATGGGACGAAAACGAGCAGAGTAATTTTGAATATGAGCATCCTGACAGATACACGACAGAAAAGATACGTGATATTAAGAAAACGATAGACAGCGCGGATTTCGAGTGTTTGTTCATGCAGCACGGTATTGAGAAGGAAGGTTTGGCGTTTCCGTCGGATAGCTTGAATTATTATAACGGTGTGTTGCCTCCGGGAGAACCGGATAATATTTTATTTGCGTGTGACGTTGCGTTTGGTGGCGGTGATAGTCTGAGTATGCCGATAGCGTATGTGTATGGAAGTGCTGTATATATTCACGATGTTGTTTTTGATAAAGGAGATAAATCCGTAACAGAGCCGCGCGTTGTTGGTAAGATTTTGCATCATAAAATCAAGATGGGACGATTTGAAGCGAATAACGGCGGTGATTTTTACGCGGATGATATTAGTGCTGAATTGAAGAAGCAAGGGTACAGTATAAATATTTCTAAGGAAAAAGCACCTACGAACATGAGTAAGCTGTCGCGAATTGAACAACACGCGCCGAATATCAGAGAATTTTATTTTCTTGACGATGCACACAGAACCGATGAATACAGACGTTTTATGAACGAGGTTACTGGTTTTAGTTTTACAACGAAGAATGTTCACGATGATGCGCCGGATAGTTTGGGCCAGCTTGTAGAATTTATGTCGAATGGTGTAAAAAGTGTATCTGTTGCAAAGAGATTATTTTAGCGGGACAAAGATGTTTGTCTCGCCTATTGAAAAAATATTGTAAAGATTTGTATAATGTAGGTGTAAAAATAGATTGTTGGTGGTGAGCGAATTTTGCCGATGTTTGGTAGAGAAAAAATATATACTGATGTAGAGCGCATCACTGCTAAAAACGTGGTTGAAGTGCTACATAAGGCGTTGCTTATACATGGTAAAAACCAGAACGAGATAAATTATCTTTGGGAATACTATTGTGGCAAAACGCCTATTTTGAGTAAGACAAAAGAAATTCGCAAAGAAATCAACCATAAAATTAATGTAAATAGAGCAAACGAAGTCGTAACATTTAAACGCGGGTACGGTTTTGGAGAGCCTATACAGTATATTCGCAGAGGTCAGGATGAAAAATTAACCGACGGAATTAATGCTTTAAATGAATATATGTTCCAAGAGGACAAGCAAGCAAAAGACAGTGAGCTTGCCGAATGGTTTTACACATGTGGTTTAGGACTTCGTATGGTACTTCCCGGCCCTGATGCAGACGAGCCGTTTAAAATTTACACGCTCGATCCACGATATAGTTTCGTAGTTAGGTATAACGGCTTAGGTGAAAACGTTGTTATGGGTGTTAAGTTTATTCTGAAAGAAAATAAACAGCCGATATACAGTATATATACACCTGAGTTTTATTTTGAGATCGAAAACGGCATAATTACGAAGAACGAAGCTCACGTGTTGGGTTGCGTTCCAATATTTGAATATAAAACAGGCACAGCAAGGTTGGGAGCATTTGAAATTGTTCTGCCGTTACTCGATGCGATAAACGAAGCTGAATCGAACAGACTTGACGATGTAGTTCAGTTCGTAAATAGTTTTTTGGCTTTGTTAGGTGGCACTATAGATGATGAAACAGCAAAGAAACTTGACGAATATAAAATGTTGTGCTTGCCGGAAGGTGTGGACGCTAAGTATTTGTCTGCTGCTTTGAAACAGAACGATATTCAGGTTCTTGTAAATAATCTGTATGAAACAGTGCTTACGATAACCGGACTACCGAACAGAAACGGCGGCAGTAGCACAAGTGACACCGGGAGTGCTGTTATAATGCGTGACGGTTGGGAATCAGCCGAGGCACAGATGAAATCCATCGAAAACGAGTTTAAAAGAAGTGAGAAAGAGTTTTTAAGGCTTGTTTTAAGGATTTTAAAAGACATGTGTGGTATTGATTTAAACGTCCGCGATATTGATATTAAATTTTCTAGAAGGAATTACGATAATTTACAGACTAAGAGTCAAGTTTTAACCACTATGTTAAATAATCCGAAAATACACCCTGAGTTAGCGTTCCTTCACAGTGGAATGTTCCTTGACCCGGAGGGTGCATATTTACAGAGTAAAAAATGGTGGGAAGAAAATCAGCAGAAAGCAAAGGAGGCGTTTGAAAGTGAAGTACAGAGTGACAACGAGAAAAGCACCGACACAGAAAACACCGGAGCCAAAGGTGGCAGAAACACCGATAACGGAAACGGCACAAACACCGAAGAAGAAAAATAAATAGGACGGTGATTTTATGAATGAAATACGCTGTCCGAAATGTGGAAAATTACTTGGATATTTCAACGGCAAGGGTGAAATACAGTGTCCCCGTTGCCGGAAGGATAATAAAGTATATTTTGACACAGTTAAAAAAATTATAGAAATCAGAGCGTCTTGAACGCCAGTTACCGAGTAAATCTCGGAAGCTGGTGTTTTTTTTATTGGCAGAGAAGCCATAAATCGCAACCGTCAAGCAAAAGACGCAAAAACAGAAAAACGTGAGAGAACACGATAAACGCAAAGGAGAAAACGACATGAAAATTGATTTTTCAAGCATTGAAGGTTACGAGAACATGACCGCAGAGGAAAAACTTGCTGCATTGGAGGCTATGGATATTCCTGAGCCTGATTATACGGGTTGGGTAAAAAAAGATGTAGCTGACAAGTACGCAAGCGAGGCGGCTGGTTACAAAAAACAGCTCCGTGAAAAGATGTCGCAGGATGAACAAGAAGCGGCTCAACTTAAAGAAGAATTAGCAGCAGTGAAAACAGAAGTTGAAAGCTTGCGTCAGGAAAAGGCTGAAACAGAATTGACAAAACGTTGGATGGGTATTGGCTATTCTGAGGAACTTGCTACTGCTACAGCTAAAGCTTCTGCTTCTGGTGATATGGATACTGTATTTAAAAACCATGCTAAGTTTTTAGCTGACCGCGAAAAAGAACTCAAATCTGAGTTGCTTAAAAAAACCCCGACACCTCCTGCCGGAGATGGGGATAAAAAAATAACTAAGGAAGATTTTTCAAAAATGTCCTTAGCAGAAAAACAGAAATTTGCTACGGAAAATCCGGAAGCATACAAAGAAATTTATTCACACAAGGAGGAATAAGAAATGGCACATAAAATTTATGACAATTTCGTCCTCGAAAACGAAATCGAGGACCAGTACAACTCACTTCTTGACCTTGCTCAGTTCTGCACAGTTGATAACAGTTTAACTGGCACACCCGGTATGGTTAAGAAAATCAATGTTTATTCAGCAACCGATGGCACTGAAAAGCTGGCTATGGGTGCTGGTAACACTAAGAATATTGAAGTGGATTACACACCGGAAGAATACAGAATTCTCATGGCACAGAACCGCTTTAAGTATTTTGATGAACAGGAAATGACAGACCCGATGATTGTAACAACCGGTATTCGTCACATGGCAGTTGATATGTTCAACACTGTAAACGCTGACGTTTTCGCTGAGTTTAACAAGGCTACATTAGAGCATACATCATCTGCACCTGATTTTGGCTGTTTTGCTGATGCTGCTGCATTGTTAAATGTAGAAAACATCGAGGGTCTTGGATTATTTGCTTTTGTAAATCCGAAGGATATGGCTAAAGTTCGTAAAGCTCTGAAAGACGAGTTGAAATACGTTGAAGCATTTGCTAAGAGTGGATATGTCGGCACGATTGCTGGCTGGAACCTCTACACAAAGAAAGATGCTGTCGAGAACACTATTGTTGGTGGAACTCGTGAAGCTGTAACTTTGTTTAACAAGAGAGGCACAGAGGTTGAACAGGCTCGTAACGAAGATATTCGTGAGAATACTATTTGGAGCCGTAAGTATTACTTAGCTGCGCTTACAGATGCAACAAAAGCTGTCAAGATTACTCTTGGTGCGTAATTAAAGGAGGTATTTAACTATGGCTATATCTACATTAGGCGTAACGCTTAAAATGGGCGAGAGCGAAGGCGCTCTTGAAAAGGTTGTTGACATTAAGGATTTCCCGGACCTTATCGGTGATCCGAACATGCTCGAAACCACAACACTGTCTGACGAGGCAGTAACAAACATTCCCGGTATTCGTTCTTCGGATATGCTCACATTCACATGTAACTACACCAAAGCTGATTTCACTGCTGTAAATGAAAAAGCTAATACAGCTTTATATTACAGTTTAGAGTTCTCAGATGGCTCTAAGTTCACATGGCAGGGACAGCACACTTGCGGTGTACCCGGTAAAGGTGTTGACGAGGTTATTGAATTTACAATTAATATTGCTGCATCTACAGCGGTAGAATTTGCGGCTGCGTAAACAAAAAATATGGGGTGGGGTTACTTCCCTACCCCACAACAAAAATAAAGAAATAAGGAGAACGCCAAAATGAGTAAAATCACACTTAATTACAACGAAAAGGATTACACATTGGAGTATAACAGACAGAGCGTCCGCATGATGGAAAGTCAGGGTTTTGTGTTGGAACAGATTTCTGAGAAGCCTGTTACCATGATTCCGATGATGTTTTCCGGTGCATTTATTAAAAATCACAGAGGTATGAAACGTGCGCTGATAGACGAGATTTACGATGAAATAGCTGATAAATCTGGCTTGCTTAACGCACTCATGGAAATGTATGCAGAGACGATTTCCAGCTTGACAGATGAAAAAGAAGTCGAGGGAAACGCGATCTGGGCGGTAGTGAAATAAACAAAGAACCGCCCAAAACTTATACAGAAGTTTTTGAGGAAGTATTTCCTTACTATTTAGCTATCGGTATGACGTTTGAACAGTTCTGGTGCGAGGAACCAAAACTTGCAAGCGCGTATCGAAAAGCTGATGAAATTCGCCGCCGCAGAATGAATGAGGAGCTATGGCTTAACGGTATGTACACAGCCGATGCCCTTGCTGCTACTGTGGGTAATATGTTCGCTAAAGGCAATAAAAATAAATATCCTTCTGAACCGCGTCCTATAACTCGTAATGAGATTGAGGAACGTCAAGAACGTGAACGACAGGCGAAGGTTGAAAAAATTAAAGCTACGTTTATGACGAGAGCTTTAGATGTAAACAAGAAAATTGGGGGTGCATAACGATGACAGATAGTGAAAAAAGAACAGAACTTGCTACAAGTATTTTACCGGACACTGATACAGACGAGGTGCTTAATGCTATGTTAGCCGATGCTGGAGCGCTTATTCTGAATCGTATGTACCCCTTCGGCTATAAGGAGGGTGTGACTGTACCTCCCCGCTATGAACGTATTCAGATTCAGCTTGCCGTTGAATTATATACGCATCGTGGCGCGGAGGGACAGACTTCTCATAGTGAAAACGGCATTAGCCGTAGTTGGCCTGAGGAAAGCGCATTATTAAAAAAGATAATACCGAATTGCGGGAGCGTGATTAGTAATGCGTGATTTAAAAAGAAATCATAGAACGTTTTATTATGCTACGGTAACAGGCACAGAACCGATTTATGATGAATACGGGAATGACACTTTGGAAACACGCACGATATACGGTGCTCCGCTTACTTTAAGAGCTAACGTAAGTGCAAATATAGGTGAAGAAGCGGTTGAGCTGTTTGGTTCGCAAACGGAGTATAGCCGTACAGTTACTATGGTAAATTGTCCGCTTACCGAGGGCGACAAAGTATGGTTTGATGTCGATCCTATGGGCGAACACAATTATATTGTAGCGAAGGTAGCTGACAGTAAAAATGGTTTTTTAGTGGCACTACGGGAGGTGTCGCAACATGGGTAAGAAAATTACCGTTGATTTAAGCGCGAAAAGTATTGACAGTGCGATAAAAGAAGTTCGCAAGTATAAAGCGTGGGTATTGGCAAAAGAAAAGGAATTAAGACAACGTTTGGCTATGTTAGGTGCAAGCGTAGCATCTATAAGGTTTAGCACAGCAATTTACAACGGCACGAACGATGTTACAGTCCGCGTTGAAGATGACGGGAGTATGGCGACGATTTATGCAGAGGGCGAAAGCGTGGCGTTTATTGAATTTGGTGCCGGTGCTAAACATGGCTACGGGCATCCGCAAGCCGGAGAATTTGGTGTAGGTCCCGGTACATATCCAGATGGGAAAGGTAATTGGGATAATCCTAAAGGCTGGTATATCCCCGGAGGCGAGCATACATACGGTAATCCACCGGCAATGGCAATGTACACAGCCGTACAAACAATAACAGAACAAGTGACAATTATAGCAAAGGAGGTGTTTAGCAAGTGATTGATTACTCAAATGAAATATTCAACGCTGTAGCGAAACACCTTCGTTCTTTATATAAAGGGATTCAAGTAAAGGGTGAATATGTAGCAACGCCCGCTAAGTTTCCTACAGTAACGATAGATGAAATAAACAATATCCCTACAGAGTTGGATAGTGCTAAAACAAATAAATTTGCAGATGTTGTATATCGCGTTCAGGTATTCAGTAACAAAGAAAACGGAAAACGAGCAGAAGCACGCGAAATATATAAAGCAGTTGATGAAAAATTAATGGAATTAGGTTTTTTTGCAAAAACCTACACCTCTACCCCGGCTATTTATAATTCTGAGATTTATTCTATCACAGCTACATATGGTGGAATAATCGGAGAGGACGGGGTGGTATATCGAAATTAAGGGAGGTGGCAAACAGTGGGAACCACAATAGATTCTCTTGACATTCAAATAAGAAGTTCAGCGGGGAACGCAGCTGATAAAATTGAGGATTTAGCGATAGCTCTTGGAGATTTAAAAAGTGCAGCTAATCTTAATAAGGTTATAAACCAGTTGAGCCGCCTTAAAACTTCGCTCGATGGTTTAAGAAGTGTAAACAGCGGCATACAGAGTTTAGAGCGTTTTAGTAAAACACTCTCAAAACTCGGTCAGTTTACCGGAAATGTTTCCGGGTTTTCAAAAGCAGTAAACACTTTAAGAAAATTACCGCAGTTGGCTGGTGAATTGAAATCAGTAGATTTTAGCGGTTTTTCTTCTCAAATGCAAGCCTTAGAAAGTGGCATGGCTGGATTATCTGGTATAGCAAATCCTAAAGGCTTGACAAGTAGTTTAAACGCTCTTAAAAAAATCCCGGAAATCACGAGTTCATTAAATCCGCAGTTGATTGATGAATTTGGCGATAAAATAGAAAAATTATCAGCTAAATTAGCACCGTTGGCTACGCAGATAGATAAAGTCGGTAACGGTTTTGCGAAGTTACCAAGTCAGGTAAGTAAGACTGTTACAGCGACAAATAGAATGGAACAGGCAACGAGAAAAGCTACTGAGGCGAATAAAAAGCATGATAAGTCGCTTAATACAAAAAGTGTAAACTTAATGGCTACGATCCAAAACTTGCAAGAATATGCGCAAGCTATACATTTTGTAGCAGATGGAATCGGAAATGTTCTTGACGATGCTATGCAGTGGGATGGTATTCAGTTCCGTTTTGGTAGAGCTTTTGGTGAAGATGCAGAAGAAGTTCTTGCTTATTCTGATAAAATAACTGAAAAATTAGGAATTAACCAACAACAGTTCATGCAGTACAGCTCAATGTACGGCTCTCTGCTTAGTGGTTTTGGTATGGCACAAGAACAAGTCACAACAATTTCTGTCGGTTTGGCAGAATTATCATACGATATTTGGGCGGCATACAACGACAGATATAAGTCACTTGAAGATGCGTCTGAGGCTGTCCGTTCTGCTATTACGGGTGAAATTGAGCCTATCCGTAATGCTGGTATTGCTTTGACAGAAGCCTCCATGCAAGAGTATTTAGATTCTCTTGGAATGGCTCATGTTAAAATGGCAAATTTATCTGAGGCGCAAAAATCAGAAGTTCGTTACGCGACAATGGTAAATGCTGCTATGAATCAGGGCATCGTTGGTACATACGCGGCAGAAATGAACACAGCAGAAGGTGTTATGCGTAACTTAGCGATGCAGACAAAAACATTAGCGCAAAACTTTGGTTCATTATTTATTCCTATATTGATGAAAGTTATCCCGTATGTAACAGCTTTTGTGCAGGTTTTGACAGATGCTACTCGTGCTATAGCTGGATTCTTCGGTGTAGAGTTACAAAAAATTGATTGGGGTAAATCTGCCGGAGGTTTAGGTGGAGTAAGCGACAGTGCCAAAGATACAGCCAATGCTTTAGGTGATGCAGGAAAAGAAGCGAAAAAACTCAAAGATTACACAATGGGGTTTGATGAATTAAATGTAATTGACCCGGATAAAGGTAGCGATAGTAACAAAACAGGCGATCCTAATGGCGTAGGTACTGGCGGCAGTCTTGGACTTGACCTTGATACGTTGTGGGATGATTCTGTTTTTGCGAAAGCTAAACAGGATGTCGATAAGATAAAAGAGAAACTTAAAGATATGTTAGTTATCGTGAGGGATATTGCTTTAGTCGTAGCGAGTTGGATGCTTGCTGGTAAACTTATAGATTTTTTGGATTGGTTGAAAGACCCCAAAGCAGTTGGCGATTTCAAGAAAAAATTGGGATTAACTCTTATGATTACTGGTTTGTCGATTGCTGCTGACGGTGCTTACGATATTGGTTTAAATGGCCCTAATTTAAAGAATGTATTAAAAACAGCAATCGGTTCGGCTATGGGGATAGCTGGTTCATTGCTGGTGTTTGGAACTGGTCCTCTTGGCTGGACTATAAGCATTTTAGCGGCATTAGCTGTTACAATCACTGGATTTACTCTTGGTTGGAACAAAAAACAATTACTCGAAGATCAGAAGGAACATTTCGGGGATTATGTGTTGAGCGACAAAGAGATTCAGAGTTTGGTTGATAGCATGACTACCAATGAAGTGTCAATGAAATTAGATTTATTTGTAGATCAGGAAAAAATAGTTTCTGATATTGAAGCGTCTTTAGCGGAATCAATGAAAGAACTTCAAAAGAAAAATATGCAGCTTGAACTCGGAATTGAGGTTCCTCAAGAAGAATACGAAGAAGCGGTAGATAGTTTACTGTCAAACGCTAAGAAGTATTTAGAAGAAAAACAAACTGAGTATGCTTTAGCGATTGCAGTAACTCTTGATGGTACAGCGACAGGGGAACGACTTACTGACTTCGCAAACTCATTTTTCTTAACACAACAGACAACTTTAGCAGATTTAGGACTGAAACTAAAAAAAGTAGTTAGTGAAGGTTTTAAAGAAGGCGAATGGATTCCTGAAAAAATGGAAGAAGCAATTCGTATTCAAAAAGAAATAACAGAAGTTTTACAAAAAGTTTCTGATGCGGAATATCAAGCGAAACTGACTGCCTTAAAGTTAGATGCAAGTGGAACAGAACTAACTTACGAGAGTATGGAAAAACTTCTGACAGAGGCGAATACAGCAATAAAAGAAAAAATGAAAAACCTCGATGAAGTTAGAATACAACAAATACAAATTGCACAGATGGAGTTCGACCAAAATGTATTGAATGGCATGAGCGAAGCTGAGGCAAAAAAAATACTTGATACAACACTTGCTGATATTCAAGATGCATTCCTAAATTCAAAAATGGAATTACAGGCTGGAACCGTCACTTTTGGTTTGGATAGCATCAAAAACGCTTATTCTGCCGAAATAGAAAAAACAATACCGTTTTTTCAAACGAGTACAGAAGAACTTTTCACAAGGGGAACTATCGCCAGTCCCACAAGCGAAATGTATGATAATGTGGATATTCTTATTTCAAATCTTCAAGAAGCGTATATGTACGGTTTCCAAGATATGGATATTTCGTCAGCAGCGCGAAAAAATATTGAGGAATTGTTAGAAGCAATGAAGCCATCCGTTACGGAAATGGAAAAAATAGCTGAAGAAGCTCGCAAAGCTGGAAAAACTGTACCGGAAGAAGTGGCAAAAGGATTGGCTGATGCCGCACAGTTGGGAGCTATTGCTGGCAACCTTCAAGCTCAAAACTATTTAATTGGGGAAAAATTATCTACAGACCCCTCATTTTTGGAAACACTGGCTACAGCAAAAGATGCCGGGGCAAGATTACCTGAAGAAGTTCGACAGGGGTTGGCTGACAACATTAAGCTCGTCACAGATGAAGCTACTGGTATTGTAACTGGTATAAAAAATTCTATAACAGGCGAAGTGACAACCATAACTCCTGAATTGGTAGCTAATATGAAACAAATAGGTTTAGATTTATCTGGCGGTTTGGCATCCCAATATGAAGTTGTCTATGACGAAGCTACTGGTGTCGCTACTGGAATTTATGACGGTGTAAACGATAAGGTTGTAGAACTCACGCCTGAATTAACATCTGCAATGGAAGCGTTGGGAATTGATGTTTCTAAAGGCTTGTATGCAGGTGCGGATTCCGAAATAGAAGCACAAAAAAGTTTGTGGAAAGAATGGTCTAACAAAATCATTAACTGGTTCAAAGGAGAAAATGATATAAATAGTCCGTCAAAGGTTTTCTTCGATGCTGGCGAGGATTTATCACAAGGTTTATTCAATGGGTCCGATAATAAGATGCAGAGTTTAAAATCTTCATGGCAAAAATGGTCTATTTGGCCGTGGAATTGGTTTAAAGGGGAAAACGACATTAAGACAGGCATATCTGAAAAGTTCAAAACGCTGGGAGAAAAACTTTCAGGCGGTTTGTTTACTGGTTCTGATGCAGATTTAAAAGCAAAAGAAACATCTTGGAAAACGTGGTCGTTATTACCTTGGAACTGGTTTAAAACAGAAAATGGCATCAAAAATGGCGATTCTACAGAGTTTTCGGAGTTGGGTAAAAAAGTTTCCGGCGGCTTGTTAAGTGGTGTTGATAAAAACACTAAACAGAGCGATTACACAGGTGTATTTGGTCAGTTAAGCAGTTGGTTTTCGTCTACATTTGGCATAGGCAATGGTGAAGAATCAGTATTTGCAAAATTAGGAAAAAACCTAATTGGAAACTTAAAAACTGGTTTAAAGACTGCATGGAACGGGCTGAAAACATGGTGGGAAAACCTTGAGCTTCCTTCGTTTAAAATCAAAATGCCGCACATCACATGGAGCAGTACATCGGCAACTGGTTGGATAGCAACAACATTGGAGGCGCTCGGCTTACCATCATCTATACCTAAAATGAAAGTCGAATGGTACGCAAACGGCGGTTTCCCTGACATGGGTCAAATGTTCATCGCGCGTGAGGCTGGTCCTGAGTTAGTCGGAAGCATTAACGGCAGAACGGCTGTTGCAAATAACGATCAGATTGTGGCTGCCGTATCGCAAGGTGTTTACAGTGCTGTAATGGCTGCTATGGGTAACAACAGTAATAATTCTGGTGAACATAATATTAATATTTACCTTGACGGTAAAAGGGTTACTGCGAGCGTAGAAAAACATCAAGCAGAGCGTGGCAGAACACTTATGGGAAATCAATTAGGATATGGATATTGAGCGCCGAGAGCGCCACTTTTTTTAAAAGGAGCGTGAAAATAAATGACAGCGTTGGTTACAGTGGCCGGCACACCGTTGCCGGAACCTTCTGAATATAGTTCGAGCACAAGCACATTGGTTGATAGTGCCCGTAATGTTGAGGGCAAAGTTGTAGGAAGTGTTGTCCGTCCCGATGTAGCAAAAATTGAATTAAAATGGCGTTATCTGACAGCGCAACAGTGGGCCTCGGTTCTTAGTTTGTTTACAAATAACTTCTATAACAGCGTGACTTTTTTCAATCAAACAACGGCTGGATATACAACACGCGATATGTACGTAGGAGATAGGAGTGCTGGTATGTGGCGCAGAAATCCTACTACGGGTGAAGTAATGGGGTTTACTGATTGTTCGTTGAATTTAATAGAAGTCTAACGGAGGTGGTTATTTGTGAATACGGTGTCAGAAAATTGGAAATCCACACATGACGAATTACTTCTTCCGGAAACTTTTATAAAATTGTCTTTGGGTGTTACAGAGCCGGGGTTATCTTTAGTAGCTGAAACAACCGCTACGAACGAGGAAACATTCTCAGAAGCAGAGAAAATAACAAACACTCTTGATAAAGAGCCAGAAAAATATGCGACATTGGAACATAATATGTGGGGATTAGATGGCACGTTTGATTTTTTTGACGAAACGCCTGTAGATGCAGGGTACACCACTTCCCTACTATCTAACGCTGACGGAAGTTTTAGTTCTGTGCCGACATTAACAATTCAGTTTTCTTCGGTGCGAACAGCACTTATTCCCGGTATTACAATTACGTGGGGGAATGCTTTTGATGAATATGCTACATCGTTCCGCATCACTGTGTATAACGGCACGACAGTAGTTTTTCAAAAAAACGTTACTGACAATGCAAGTAATGTTTCGCAGATTTTCACTGCATTACAAGGTTACGACAAAATTGTGATTGAAGTTCTCGAATGGTGTTTACCACACCACCGATGCCGAATTACAGAAGTATTTTTAGGCATTAGAGAGAGTTACACGAAATCTGCTCTGTTGAGTTACGACCATATAGAAAGTGCCGATTTACTCAGTGCCGCACTACCTAAAAACGAAATCGTATTTAGTTTGGATAATAGTACAGGACGTTGGAATCCAAGTAATCCGAGTGGCGCGGAACAATATTTGATAGAGCGACAAGAGATTGTCGTTAAATACGGCATGAGAGTTGGCGACAACATAGAGTGGATTGATGGTGGCTCATTGTGGCTTAGTGAATGGAATACTCCGGCAAACGGCTTAGAAGCAACATTTACAGCAAGAGATTCGCTTACGTTTGCTAATGAGGTGTACACAGGGATTAGGAAAGGTACATTATATAACATTGCTACCGCTGCATTTGAGCAAATGAATCTCCCGTTATTACCGGATGGCTCTCCGAGATTTTATGTAGATGAAAGCCTTAAAAATCTTTCGACGGATTTTTCAGCAGAAGATACAGAATACACGATTGCTGAGGTTTTGCAGATGGTAGCACACATGGGTTGTTGTGTATTTTATCAGTCAAGAGACGGAAAACTCCGTATTGAACAGCATAACAGTGAGGTAACTGATTATGTGATAAATCGTTTCCGCTCGTATGCGCATCCGGAAGTTTCGTACTCTAAACCATTAAAAGCTGTAGAAGTAACTTATGGCGATAATCAAAAAACATTGTTAAGTGTCGCATCTTCCGGTGAGGTGCAAACAGTAACAAATGAATTTATAAAAACAAATGCCGATGCACAAAAAGTGGCAAAAAGAACAGCAGATGTATTAAAAGGTCGTCAGACGATTTCCGGTGAATACAGAGCCGATCCGCGTCTCAGTGCATTAGACGTAGTTGCTGTTGAAAGTAAATACGCTGACAGCAAAGTGGCTATAACAGAAATAAAATACACCACTACCGGAGGTGCTTTCAAAGGAACTTATACGGGCAGAATTGTGGGGTGATTAAATGGCATTAAGTGATTTTAGTTTAATAACCGACAGAACACAAGCAGACGTTGAGCGTTACGCGGAGTTGAAAGCTAAAGGTTTGCATGGCATGACAGAGGCTGAAAAGGCTGAGTGGGAAACTTCTCTAAAAGGTGCATATAACTACACAGACATGAATCGTGTCGAAAGCGCCGTTGAATACGCGGCGAACAGGCTGACAGAAGCCGGATATGTTGTTATTCCTGTTGTAAAGAAAAATTGGACCCGGACAGATAAGCCTACTCTGGCCGATTTAAAAAGATATACGAAAAATATTGCGGACATACGCGCTGCACTCGCAACATTAGAAACGACACCGGAAGCTCCTTCAACTGATAAAAGATTAAGTTTTCAGGCGGCTAACGATATGGAACAGATTCTTATAGACGTTGATGATCTGATTTCGAGAATGATAAGCGCGTATTTCTACTCAGGTGATTTATATTGTGGGGAGGTATAAACGATGTATAAATTTATAAGGGGGGCGAAAATATGAGTAAACCTTTTCCGTTTTCAGTATGTGAAAAATGTTGTGCAACGGGTAATGTTGTAATAGAAGGCGAAACAGGGACACTTATAATAGATGGTGAATTAAGTGAAACAAGCGAAAACCCTGTACAAAATAAAGTAATTTATGCGGTGGTTAAAGAACTTGATGAAAATAAAGCAGATGTTTCACACACTCATAGCATTGACGACTTGGACGAGTCCATCAATAGTATAATAGACGGGATAATTATGGACGGAATCAATTGGGAAGTTGGTTCAATAGTAGTTAACACAGGAACGAATGGAAGTCTTACAACAAGAGCACGCACAATGGATTTTTTAGAATATGAAAATTATACTGTTATAACAAGTTCAGGCGATGTTCAAATAATTCCTATATTCTATGATGCTAATAAAAAATTTATATCAGGCAGCTCGACTAGTTGGCTAACAGGAACTATTCATTTATCTGATTTGGCACCTGAAGGAGCTGCATATTTTAGATTGACAGCCCGTTATATGCCTGAAGGCAGCACCAATGGTGAGGAGTTGACAAGTGAAAATATAAACCTTATCTCAGATAACGTGAAAATAGAAATATATCGTGAAAATACAATAGCTTCTACAGTTTATAATCTAGATAGGCGAGTTGATAAAGCTATTAAAACAAATAACCATTTCTACAAGACAATAGATTTCAGCGAGATAACAAATAATACTGTGACCTTGGATACGAATTGTGTCACTTATATATCTGGTACTACAAAGTTGGATACATTAACGATTTCATTTGATACTACTCTTGAAGTTATAAATATGGCTCAGGAAACTGTTCTCGTTTTAGACCTTACTAAATATACAACTGCTCCTACTATTGTTTTTGATGGAACAATAAAGTGGATAAATGCAGAAGTGCCTACTATTACTAATGGTAATGTATATATGATTTCTTTCACTCATGTTAGAGATAGTGCAGGAACAATCAATTATAGCCTTGCCGTTGGGGGTGAGTTTGCGTAATGTATGCAACAAAACTTATGATGCAACAATCTAAAATCTACGACTATGTAGAAGATGATAGCCTACTTAGAAAAGTGGAAAATGATGTTTTCGGCTCTAAGGTGATAATTCCTAATGTTAGACAGGCGGTTAATTCTTTCACCTATTGCGGAACATTACCGACTGCAGCAGATGGAGTTCTCTCCTTAAAAACCACGATGCTATCTACTGTACCATCACTTGTTACACTTTATCTTGCATCAAATGCTCAATTAGGTATACGTAATTATGTAAATGGTACGCTTTTAAAACCTACGTTGCCGTCTGATTATTCATTTCCTGTTATAACAGATGCCGATATTCAGCCTTATGTAGCATTTACACTTGCCTTTCCTACAACAACAACGCAGCATATGACTTTTCAATATGAAAATGGTGAAAAAGCTACGTTTGAAGGAGCATGGGGATATACAACTTATAATGATGTTGAAGCAGTAGTTGGTAGCGGCACGAAGCTCATAGATTTAGCACTCGTATATAACAGAGTGTTGACAGATAAAGAAATAGAGCAAAATTTCAGGGCTTTTAAACAAAGATATAGATAGGGGGCAGATATATGTACGGAAAATTAGAAAATGGCAGATTTATAAAAGCAAAACATTTCATAATTGACGGAAATGCAACAATAATCAACCCAACAGATGAAATGTACAAAAAAAATGGGTTTAAAAAGCTGATAGAGAGTGAAATGCCTGAATTAAATGAAAATCAATCATTTGAAATCAGTTATGAAGAAACTGAAACGGGAATCATAAAAAATTATAAAGTGGTTGAAATAACAGAAGTGCAAGAGGGGTGATTTTATGATCGAGAGAGAGATTGTTGACAGAGTGCCTACATATCCAGGGAGATATAAATTAACACCCGTCGAAGGTCAGCCGGACTTGTTTGACTTTGAACGAGCAGACGAGCCTCTGGTTGAGGGGTCTCCGTTAAACAAAGCAACATTAGATAGCATCATACAAAGCCGATTGACGGGGCGATATTACGAGCCGGCAGTCACACGAACAAAGGGCGAGACATTAACATTAACTGCAAATCCCATTCCTTCAAGCGGGTGGACTGATGTTACAAAAACGGGAGCAAAAAATAACGGATATGAACTCGTTACAACTCCAACATATTCAAATGACTACCCTGACAAAGCCGTTGACGGGAATGCATCTTCCTATTTTTATTCTGCCGAAGCACTAAGACCGTATTTTATAATTAAATTACCTGAACCCATAACTGTAAAAAAAATCATTACAAAAACAATGATTGGTGGCGGTGGAACAGGAGTTTATTCGTTTTGGGGTAGCAATGATGGCGAAACATGGGACAAGTTGTTAGGATTTTCAGTGTCAGAATCAAATTATGAGGAAATCGAGAGAACTCTTACAACAACCGGTAAATATTCGCAATACAAATTAGATGTTGGCGGTACATTTCAACTACATGTTGCTACGTTGGCAATATCCGAATATTCTTTTGAAACTTATACAAACGCTTACACTTTAGTTTATAATGTGCCATCTATTTGGACTGTAGGACAACGTGTTTTGGTTTTTATTCCTCCGGAAACTCCCACGGTAGGAATTATGGAAAACACATTAAACGGCATTCCCATAAATACCATTTTGTTAGCCGGAAAAAGATACGAATTAAGATATACAGGAACATCTTTTGCGGTAAAGGAGGTTTAACAAATGCAATTAGTTTTAAGTAATAACAGGATAGTTGCTCATGGAGAGAATTTTATCTCAATGGGCGGTACAGTTATAAATAAGGTAACAGGGGCGAAACACGAAAACGCAACAATAGCGGAGTGTGACGGCGGTTGTCCTTCTGATATTGACGAGGTTGGTTATGAATACCACGCTGGAGTTTTTAAACCATGTGCGCCCTTTGGCAAAGGCAATAATAACGGTTATTTTATGGAAGTTTGCGAGAGTTGTGCAACTCCACGAAGTTCGGGAATACCGATAAAGAAAGGTATAAAATTAGAAAATTTGCACAGTGAAGTTTCGGCAGAGTCATTAGGAGCTTTTGACGACGTTCTATTGTGGGAAAATGCAGATACTACGGCGGAATTTGAATCACAAACAATTAACTTAGATTTAAGCGAATATCAGCGAATAAAAATTATTGTGCTAGGGGGCACCTATTCACATATGGAATATTACTCCACTTGGGAAATAACAGAAAAAGGAAAGTCGTTTGCTTTATTTAGCCCATATGCTCCTAGTGGCGTCCAAACTGGTGCGGATGTAAGGTCGTGTAAAGTTACTGATACAGGTGTTGCCTTTGGGTCGGGTAAATCCTTTCAAAGCGATAATAACAAGAACTTCGCCTGTATTCCTTATAAGATTATAGGCTACAAACATTTATAAAAAGGGAGGGCTAAATTGTGATATATTTTCTAAACTTGGACAATGACAATTATTTATTATCTGTTGCAACCATAGGACAGGGCACAAAGGCAGAAATTGACCTAACGGAATATGACTTGACAGGCAACAGAATAAGAGCGCATAAATGGGAAAACGGCACATTGATTTTTGACGAGGAAAGATTGGCAGAAATAGAGGCGCAATCACCCGAAATAATACCGAAGGAAGAAACGGGAGACTCTCCTGTTTATGATGAACTTGCGGCGGCATATAAAGAGGGGGTGCAAGAGGCATGACAAATAAAGAATTTGTTTTAGCTATGATAAAAGAACAAGGCAAAGCGAACGCCCTTGACCTCAGAAACAGGGCGGCAGACATGACGGGAACGGCTATTATTGCAGAGGAAAGCAAAATACCACTCTATGATAATACGAAAGATTACACGGGGTGGGCTGTTGGCTCACCTTGTTTGCATGACGGGCAAGTGTACGGACTCTTACAACCGCACAACGCAGCACACTACCCCGACCCTACCCCGTCAAATACGCCTGCTTTATGGCGTGTGTTGCACACAACCGACCCTGCAAAGGCTAAACCATACATAAAGCCTACAAATACAAGCGATATGTATTTAAAGGGCGAATGTATGATATATACGGACGGGCTTGTATATCGTTCTTTACGTGATACAGTATATAGTCCCGAAGAATATGCATCAGATTGGGAGGCGGTAACAAATGATTGA